TATTTTTTTATTATATTAGTCCTATGGCTACTAAGAAAGGATTGTATGCAAACATACACGCAAAGAGAAAAAGAATTGCTGCAGGATCAGGAGAAAAGATGAGGAAGCCAGGTAGTAAAGGGGCTCCTACTTCTGCTAATTTCAAAAGGGCTAAAAAAACGGTTAAGAAAAAAAAGTAAAAAACAATTAAATTTATAGATATGCCATACGGATCAGGTACAGGTAAGTTCAAAGACTCAACGGGTAAGGACTTCAAAAAGAGAACAAAAGTTAAAAACAAGGAAACTAAGAAAGTTTTAGGTAAGAAGCTTGCTAAGCCTATTGTTAAAAAGAGAAAGGCTGAGGTTAAGGCGGCTATTAAAACCTCTAGGGCTAACACTAAAGCTGTTAGAAAGGCTAATACTACTAAGAAGAAAGTTGGTGGGGCTGTAGCTAAAAAGTTAAGCAGGTCTGTTAATAAAAGAAGTATGTAAAATATTAGTTTGATTGCGAGGGTTTCTGTGCCCTTTGGTGTGGCCTGTAGTTTTTACTATGGGCTTTTTTGTTACTTTATTTTTAAAGCCACGTATATAGTTATGTTCAATAAAATAAAAACTATTAATATGATATAATATAGTGCTTGGTATTTTTGTTTTTTTCCTTGTCGTTGTGTGTATTCTTGATCGTTATTTTCGTCAATAACCATACACGAGTAATCTTCTTTACAGTCAGGACAGAAATCTATCCTGCATAATCTTCTGCACTGAATACACTTGGGTCTGCCGTTGGATATAAACTTTATTTCTGACAAACAGCATTCGGAGACTATACCTTCGTTATCACACCTGGCGCATTCTTTGCCTACGTAGAATTTATTACTTACCATTTATCTATTGGACATTTTTCTGATTTCACTTTTGTTTTAGCAGGAAGATAACATCCGCACCCCCCTCTTTTTTTTATGCACCAATTTTTATGATGAATACTACAGGACTTGCATATTGCTGTCCTTGTTTCACACAAGTCTTTATTTTTACCAATGATGTTGTTAGAGAACCCTGTTACAATATTTTTTGTTTTATTAGACATAAAAGTTTATCATTGTGATAAGATATGGATTATATGTTTATCAGGTAGACGAATTTATGTCAAAGATTTTTTTTCAGTTTGTTGTTTTAAAGGTTAAAGGCTCTCCACAAGGAAAGCCTTTTTTTATTTAATGTCAGGATAAACGTCATCAGCTTTTAATGGGTACTGAAGAAGGTAATCTTCTAAATCTTTTTCTTTAGGATTAATCCTTTCTCTAGTGTTGTTTATTGTTGTTCTTCTTAAAGTTCCTATACCTTCTTTAATTAAATCAACCATAACCTTAGATATAAACTCTCTAACAGCTTCTTTCATTTCGTCAGGATAATCTTTAAGCTGCTCGCTAATAATTGACTGCCTTGAATAAAATATAACATTCTTTCCTTTGTATACAGATTGTATATTTATTTTAATTCTATATTTTTTCTCAAACAGTATGGCTTTGCTTTCTAAAAAAAACACGTTGCTTACGTTAAATCTTTCCCATTCTTTAGTTAGCTCTTTACATACGTTATCTAAAACACCTGTGCTGTATTCTAAATATTCATTTAAGTAATCAAGATCAAACGGATTTTTTGCTTTTTCTTTCATTTGTTTTTTTGTTTTAAAAATTTCAGGTAATTCTTCGTTTTCTAATTTTTTTAGGATTTGTTCTTTCCAGTTATTAATCATCTTTGTTTTTTAAATCTCGTTTAGTTTTGAGAGTAGTAGCCGTTACTATCACAGCTATGATAGCTATCAATACAATTTTTATAAGAATCATAGTTTAATCTTTTAAAGGTTCAAACCAATCGTCAGGTATTTCAGATTCTTCTTCTTCGTTATAATCGGGAACGTGCCCTAAACTTTCTTTAAGCCCTGGAAAGTCTTTTCTGTAACTAGATTTGTTTTTAAAATTATCATCTTCTTTTTCAATCTTTGGAGTAATCAAACTCATAGCTTATGTTAGTTCTGTGTTTTATATTAATATTTTCTACTTGTAAAAATACGGAATCAAATTCTTTTTTTTGTTTTGTGTTTATCCAAATACTCTTTAAAACTCTTTGTTTTGTTTTTTCCGTAGGGAACTCTTTAGTAAGGTAATTTAAAGTGATTGGATATTTCTTAACCTTAATAGTGTAAACATATTTTTCAATAGTTTCTTTTTTCTGTTTAGATGTGCCATTGTTAATTCTATTAATAATAGACTTAGGCGTAACTAACAAAGTTAAATCACATATGCAGAGAGAAGGTTTTTCCATATTTGTAAATATAATAATTTTACTATTGCAAATGTAAAAAAAATCCACTAACTTTGTATTATACTTACAATTTAAAATTAAACTTGGTATGGACAGCTTAACAGAATTTTCAAAAAAAGTACATCAAGAAAATGTAGATAAAGGATTTTATGTAAATGAGGTTTCTATAGGTACTCATCTTATGTTAATAACGTCTGAGCTTGCAGAAGCTTTAGAAGCAGACAGGCACAGGATAACTGCTGATAAATTTTCTTTTGTAGAAGAGATTGATAAAACAGGAGACTTTAAAAAAGCTTTTAAAAATCATATTAAAGATTCTTATGAAGACGAAATAGCCGATGCTCTTATTAGACTTTTAGATCATTGTGGTTACAGGAATATAGATATTGACTGGCATATTAATCAAAAATTAAAATATAATAGAACTAGGGCTTTTAGACACGGTAAAACATATTAATATGAATAGGGGATTTAAAAAAATTCATAAACAAAACCCTTATGGAGAAGAGTCTGATGTTAATTTAAAAGCGTATAGACAAGTACTTCTAACGGTATGTCAATTAAATAAAACGGGTGTATCAACACTTGAACATCTTGTAAAAAATGGCTATGTTTATAAAGGCAAGCTTCTTATAACGTCTAAAGAGTTTTTAGAAACTACAGAATTAAAGTCTAAAAAATCTTTTTATAATGGAATAGAAGATTTAATTAAATGGGATATAATATGTAAAAGCGAAGACGTAGGTTTTTTTTATTACAATCCAAAATACTTTCCTTGGTTATGAATATAACAATTTTTAGATTAACAGAAAATGAAATATGTGTTGACGGAATTATATTTATAAAAAGTGCTTATGGCATATATCGTGCTGAAAAAGAAGAGTACCAAGACTTAAATATATTCAGGAACTACATTGAAGCTTTTTTACAAGCAGAAGCTACAGAAAAAGAACAAATAGAAGAAGAAATATTTAATGACTATTTATCTATGACTTTACTAGAGTCAAATATTAGACCTAACGATATGCCTTTTTAATTTGTTATTTATGTTTGGAACTTTAATAGATGTTGGTAATGACGGTAATGTTTTTCTTCAAGACAAAGCTTTAGCTTTAATGCCTAAACTTTGGGGCGTATACAAAAAAAAAGGTATGGGCTCTAAAATGGTTAGGTGGATAGTAATGGTTGATGACTATAAGTCTCCTTACAGAAAAAAGCCTTTAGACGAAAGAGTAGAGTTAGTTACTAATATTGTTTTTGGAAAACCTAAATACAAAACCTGCGGAGATGTTTTAGTTATTGCTGCTAGGGAAGAATACGCAAAAATGCAGTACGACCCCTTAATAGACCAATACAACGCTATGTCAGATCAAATATACAAGATGACTAAGGTTTATAAAACCATAATACCTACTGAAGAAAATCTTGAAGACATTAATAATATTCAAATACAAATGGGTAAAGCTTCTAAAGCTAGAGACGACATTAAGACTTTGATAATAAAAGACCAAGAATCAGAAGTTAAAATACAAGGCGCAGGAACTGAAGATTTTTCTATGTTTGAAGAAGAGCAAAGATACAAAGGAGAATGATAGCTGCTATGAAATATTGCCCCGTTCTTACAGACAGGGATTACCCTAAACTAAGGCCAGGTACTATTGAATATCGTAATTGGTGGAAAATACAAAAGGGAAGAATATTAAATGGTTACAAGCCAACTAACGGTGTTTGGATTCCAGGAAATTACTATTTCTATTTAAACTTTGGTAAAATACACGGACTGCCTTTGGGTGCTAAACGTAAGACTATGATTAGTCCGTTGTATAGAGACCAAGACCACGAGTATTTTAAAATGGTTCACGATTGTAAAGATCAGGGTAAAGGTTTAATATGTTTAAAAGCTAGGCGTAAGGGGTTTTCTTTTATGAATGTAAATATCTTGCTTCACGAGTGGACTTGTTTTGCTCATAGTGAAAATGGACTAGGCGCTCAAAAAGAAGAGTATGTTCAGGATTTTAGAAAAAAGCTTTTATTGTCTTACAATGAATTACCTAACTATCTTAAAAATGCTATGCTTCATAATAACGAAGACATTATGATGTCAGGTTATAAGCAGAAAGAAAATGGAATATGGGTAGAGCGTGGTATGAAGTCTATGCTTCATTATAGAGTTATGGATAAGCCAAATGCTTTTCGTGGTACTTCATTAAACTATATGGTTTTTGAAGAAGCAGGAGAGTTTGTAAAATTAAGAAGAGCATACCAAGCAAATGAAGAATGTTTTAGAGAAGGTTCTATCCAGTTTGGAACTCCTATTATTGGTGGAACTGCTAACCAAATAAATGTAGACTCTGATGATTTTATGGAAATGTTTTATAATGCTGAAGATTATAATTTAGTTTCTTTGTTTATACCTGCATCTAAAGTTTACGCAGGGTATTTTGATTTATCTACAGGTAAGTCAGATGTAAACGGAGCTTCGGAAGATATTATAAAAAGAGCAGAAGCAAAAAAGAAAGGAAATGTACTTGAGAACTATTAT